TCCGCCGAAATATGCCCCGAACAAGGCGTTGCGCGCCAGGTCATCCAGGCTGCGACCCGCCTGTTCTCCATTGATGTAGGCGTTCTGCAGGAATTGGCTTGCAATGCCAACCCGGCTCGTCACCATGTTCAGGTCCATGGTCGCCGCATAATGGTTCAGTGTCAGCGTATACTGCTCCACACTCCACGAGCCGGGGCTAAGCCCATTATCGAGATTCGTGTTCGTGTTGGCGGCGAGCGGGGTTGTAATTGCCGGCAGAAGGCCCGCGCGCGTTTTCGTCAGCGTCTCGCCGATGCCAACCGCAAATTCTTCGCGGTCCGCGCACGCACGATACCCAAGCTTGGATCGGAGTGCCTGCTCGAACTCGCGCTCGAGAAAACCCTGCTGGATGATCGGCTGCAGTGCCGCCGGGAAATTTGCAATGCTCATTCATGCCCCCAGAAAAAGAAAAAGGGGCTGCGCCCCCGGGTTTCACGTCAGTCATCTCCGGTCGAATTACCGACGGCGAAGCAACTCCGCGCGTGCGGCACGCCACTCCTCTACGCTCATTTCTGTCGCCAACTTGCGCTTCGTCGGCGCCGCTTGCGGCACTGCCGCGGTACTGCTGGAGTTCTGGTTTCCGAACAACCAGGGCTTTTCCCGCCTCAATTTGCCAATAATCTGCGGGATGTCGTCATGGCCATCGCCCGCCGGTGCGGCGAGCACCGCGGCATCCAGCAATTTCAGTCCATCCAGATCGACAATGCCTGCCCGTACTGCTTCCGCCTTCAGCTCGGCCTGCCGAAGCCGAAGCGCCGCGTTAAGTTCGGCCTCGCGAAGCTGCCGTTCCAACGCCTCCGCATGCGCCTTCAGTGCAGCAAACGCGCCTGCATCCGCCTGGTCTGCGTCCGCCTCGCTCATTTCGCCTCCTCTTTTATGCGCGCGAGTTCACTTGACACATCTTCAATGTCATAGTCGGAAGCGAGAATTCTAATCGCCGTCTCGCGTGACATTTGCGATGCCGAAACAAGGGAAATCAGCGTCTCGGCTTTCCTCTGCCCGTCCAGGGCGTCATCCGGATACCAGTCCGGCCACCGCAGACTGAGGCGGGCGTCCGCGTTCAATGGCGGCACGATACGCCCCTCTATACGCAGCGGAAAAATATGGCTCGCGCGTACAACCATACGCGCGAGGCTCAACAGCGCGCCTTGCCCGTAACTCACTCGCAAATTGTCCGCCAGCCAGAGCAATCCCTGTTGCATCAGTTCCAGGGCCCGGCCACTTGCAGGTGCGGTCAGGCGCTGCGCGTCCGCCCGGTTTCCATGCAAGGTTTCCAGTGATAGGTCGCGCAATACGCGTACATAGTCGATCACCGCCTGGCTGGCCGTGCCGCCGATTTCCAGCAGTTTGGCATCACCCTTCTCGCTCACAACCAGCGCGTTGGCCGCGCCGCGCACCATGGTCCCGTCGAGCCCGGCCGGCTCCCGGATAAGCAAGGTCGGGTCGCTGCTATACTTCAAGCCACGGCCGGCCTGACTCAGCTGATAATCAATCTCGATGCCGGTATCGATGGCACTACGAAACGTGCAGGCACCGTCTACGCCTTGTCCTCCAGGCAGATTTCGTACCCACACCAGCGGCACGAAGCCCAATCCATGCCGTATCGAACGTGAGGGATCCTCCTCCGGTTCGGCGGCGCTTCCAACAGGTACAGGCTGATACCAGCGTTCGAAATCCTCGTCCCAGACACGCTGAAACCAGTAGGTCTGGCTGGGATCGGCAATCGGAAAGCCCTGTGCGGCAAAGTTGGCACCGCTTGCCTTGTACCGCTCAGTGATGCGCAGCAGGGTATCGGGCGCTTGCCTGTCCCATTCTGGTGTCAGATACAGCGTGTCGAGCACGTCAACAAATACGCGCCCATGCAAAACTCTTAGCAGCAAGGCCACCGAACCCACGCTGCCGCGCAGGCCGGCCTCAACCATCACTGCATTCAGCCTCGCATCTCGGACAACCGCTGCAAGCGCCTCACGCACGGTCGCGTCAGACGACTCGAATGAGGGGAAATGCCCCTCGCTGAACAGCAACGCAACACTGTCCTCTACAACCAGCCGCGACAGCCCATACCGCACCGAAGGGCGTCTCTGACGCAGCGGCACATATTCGCCGCTCAGCGATCTTTCTTCGTGAAATTCGTATGGCAAGACATCATAAATCGTGCCGTCCAGGATGCGCTGATAGATCGTCAGCGCGCGCGTCCGGTCCGGATAGTCGGTGTCGAGCGGAACGAGATCGGATATCGCACGGAACAATCTGGGTATCCCTCGCTGAGTGTCCGGCTGACTCGGGTTCGGTGCAACAACGGCGGTCGGCACGCGCCATCACGTTCGGCAGCCGGCAATATTAACGAGAAAAAAGCTGAACTCTGGTAAACTGGGCCGGGGGATGCTGACAGATCAGCAACGCAAACGCGCGCGAGAGCGCATCAACCTGGTCGTCCTTGCGGCCATTCGGAAAATTCGCCAGCTCATCCAGAAAAGCCGCGTTCCAACCGGCGCGTCGCATGCACAAGGTGCCGGCTGAAACCTGCGACGCAACCGGCATGGCGCGTGTCGCCTTCAAACCCGTCTCCGGCGTTGCCACAACACGAAATCCCGCCAGCATCTGGGTCAAAAACATGATTTGTGATTTGCCGGCCTGGCCGGGATCCTGTGGAAGGCCCACCGTCACCGCCACGCCATCCATAACCGCTGCCGAGCGTATCCGGTCAGCCACGCTCCCAGGCGTGTCCCGAAAACGAATCACATCGTCCACAAACACGGTGCCCGAGGCGTCGCGAACCAGTTTCACGCCAACCGTCCAATCCGGGTCCCCGCTTCCGCCAGTGCTTGCCGCCAGATCCCAGGCTCGAACGGCAACACCCTCGGGCACGTCATTGACCACGCGCAATTTGCGCGGGTCGAAAATCTGGCCGGCCTCTCCCAATGGCGACTGCTGAAACAGCGCCGCAAAATGGCGCTCCCCGAGCAGGCCGCGCTTTTCCAGCAGCGCATCGCGGCCCTCCCACTCCGGCCACAATGCAGCGCCAACCGAGCGTCCCAGCGGGTCGCCTTCTTCCGCCAAGGCCGGCAGCCGCAATACGTCCCAGCCACCCTGTTCAATCAGCCGCCCAGCCAGATCGTCGCAATGCCAGCGCGTCATCACCAAAACAATGCGCCCGCCGGGCTTCAGCCGCGTTACCAGTTCCGAGCGAAACCACTCCCATAAATGCTCACGCGCAGAAAAACTTTCGGCGTCGGCAAACGAACGAACAGGATCATCAACCAGTGCCAGGTCGGCACGCCGCCCAGTCACCGCGCCATGCACGCCGATGGCAAAATACTCGCCGCCGAAATCGGTGAAAAACCGCCCGGCCGCACGTGCATCCTGCTGAAGTTGAACGCCCAGTCTCCAGGAATGCTCCGCGACAAGTCCCCTCACGCCGCGCCCAAAATCCTCGGCCAATCGCGCCGTATGGCTGGCTGCAATCACCGCACTCCTGGGATGCTGCATCAGCCACCAGGCCGGAAATAGCCGGCTCGCATATGTGCTTTTAGCCGATCCGGGCGGCAGCAGCAGGATCAGCCGCTTCGTATCTCCATCTGAAATGCGTTCGAGAGCCTTGATAATCTCCAGATGATGCCGCGCCGGTTCCTGGCCCAGATCCGAAAGTGCGAGGCGCGACCAGGCTTCAAGACTATCTCGTATCGTTTCTCTAATTTCGAATTCATTCGGCAGTGAAAACGGGAAGGTCGGCGCTGAATCCATTAAGCTCCCTGTCCCTTGGCAACCTCAAGCCGATCTCGTCTTGTCCGGCACGCGCAGGCGGCAGCATCACGCACCGCAGAGAACGCGTTGCTCCGCCAATCACGCCTCCGATGTGCACTATTTGAAATGTCGGCAAAGTCTGCCGGATCGCAGCGCCCGGCGCGTCCGTTCCGCACAAGCCGCCAGCGTTGAAGAAAATATACCCAAAGTTGGGTCAACTGGGCAATGCAAATCGACACAGGAACAAATATTCTCTGAAAGCGCGGCCGCTGCCGCCGCGATCAAAACAACCACCTCTCCGGCCAAGTCCCGGATTTTCGAACGCGACGCACAGAAGCAAAAGTCTTTTGGTTCTTTTCTTCAGAAAAGAACAAGACTCTTCTTTTTCTGAAGAAAAAGAAGCAAAAAGACTTTTATTTCTGATAATCGGGTTGAAAAATCCGGGACTTGGCCGGAAACAGCGTCCCATGCCTTTCGCTGCTGGTTCGGCAGCAGTTCCAGAAGTACCCGCAAACTCAACATAAACTGGTATCAAGCTGCATGCAAAAAACTCTGCTGTCTCGCCTGTATCGTGTCATGTGCCTCGGCGGCGTGGCTCTCATCTCGCTCGCGTCCTGCTCGATGGCCGATGCCACCCTTACTTATGCCGGCACCATGCGTCCGGTTTCCGGCACATGCGATCCGCAATCACAGGCAGCACTCACCCTCCGCAAAACCGACATCGTCTTCGCACCCGCCAGCGGCACACTCGAACTGCGCGGCCAACTGAATAACCAGTCGGTCTCGGCGCTGCTCGACCTCACCGACCCCAACAAGCACCCCTATCACCTCCGGTTCGAGGGCATTCGCAGCGGCAAGGAGATCGCCGGCATCTACACCACACCACGCTGCCGGTACGCGGTTACGCTCCACCTCACCGGGGACTGAGGTTTCCCCCCAACTGTCTGCTCGTGGCCGCACCGCGCCCGTCCGCCCGCACCAAAGGCTCCCCGCTTGCGCGCTGCAATGCGCCCACGGCCGCGACCAGCATGTCTATGCCCTGCGCGTGCCATCGTTGCACCGCCTTGTGGTCCGCCCCCAACACGCCGCCAAGGCGCCGCCACGAGAACAGATGCCTCTCGGTCACCGGGCTCACCAGGCTGCGCGCCCCGACAATCCGCCGCAGCACGTAGCGCTCCCGCGGTATCAGCACGATCCAGCCCAAAGCCTCATCCATCCGCGTAATGCGCGAGGCGGAAGGCACCGGCGGCCTGATCTTCCCCGCCGCCCATCCACAGGCTGCCTGAGCCTCGTGCAAAACGTCCAGATGGCTCGCCCGCAGCCGCGTCGAATATCCCGAGCCAGGCAACGCGAGAAGAGTCGCACCCGCCTCTTCAAGCCGATAGACGATGAAGGCCGAGTCAATCTCACGAGGCGTATCCGGCCCGGATCCACACCCCAGGGAACCGCTGTCACGCGCAGTCTTGTTCATGATTTGTTCCATCACAAGAACACCGGATAAGGATAGGCCTCGCCTTCCAGCACCGTGCCACGGTTGATGAGCTCCCAGGTCAGCGGGTGGCCCGCCTGTCGCGGCGGCCGGTCCCTGGGTTCCTCCTGCGGGCAGGTCTGCGCGACCGGCATCCGCCTGGCGCCGATCCGCCGCCCACGCTCCAGAACAGTGTTCCGCCCGAGTCCCATTTCCGCGGCAATCCCATCCCAGGTCATGCCGCTGCCGCGCAGCGCGCGCAGCCGCATATCCAGTTCAGGCGTCCATCCAACTTTCGAGCGCAT